CAGATACGCTATTCATGTTATGAATCGGTTCTGCTTTTGAATACAGATGCCACAAAGCATTCAAGTATCTTTGAGAAGCACCGCGAATCACTTTTGTTTTTTTCATTGTTGTAATTATTTAAGGTTATTATTTAGCATCCATTCATTAAGTATTGAATCTCGGTAATGCTTTGCACGTTCCATAACATCACACGCCAACTGCATGTCTTCAGGTACTGCATAACAGATCGCCCAGTGTAATCTTCGATGTTCAGGTTGACGTGGGTCGAATGATGCGAATATCCATGCACCCAGTCCATAGGTAAGCATATTCATTTGGACTTGCCAATAGTAGTCGCTATTCACTCGCTTCAAATCTGCTTCGCTTTTGATTTGTGAATGATGATAGTGGTTAATCGGATTGAACGGACACTTCATTTCCACACCCACTTTCGTTCCGTTTAGTTCCATGAAAGCATCAGGCGAAGCACCTGAATAACTATTAAATAACTTGAATCCTGGTCGAAGGTTAGTTTTTTCATCACTGCAACCGATTGCTTTTTGTAATTCAAGTAGTGCGGTTTCTTCCCATTCATTTCCATGGTCAATCGCTGCACCGCTGGCACCGTCTTGCGCTTGCCCGGTAACTATTTCCATAACCTTTGAAAGTATGTAGGTTTCAGCGGTTTTGGACCATTCTCCAGCTTCTTGTGCGCTTTTGGTTTTGGGTTGAACAAATAGATCTCCGAGTCTTGACCCTGTGAATTTCCCAAGTCGTGCAGTGTCCCAAGCTGTGTTCTGCTTTACTGATTCAATCAGTTCATTGAAATAGTTACTCATTGTTTCGGTTATTAAGTAGTGCGAATATATGTTGTTTTTGTGGTTCGGTAATCAAATCACCGAGCTGCTCAATGCCACTCCGAATTTCGAACTCGTCAACTCCAAGTTTGATGTCGTTCTCGATTTTCTTCATGGTCGCTTCAGGAAGTTGCAGCTTGTAAGGTTGATATACGTCTTGAATTTGTCGGTTGAGATCACGTCCAAAAATCTTACCGAGCGAAAGCGCAGCGTTCTTGACACACTCGCTTTTGAGCTTTCCTGCGGCAAGGTCAAGCGCATTGCTTTTCTTGTTATCAGGATTCAATGCCCAACGATTTCTCTCAACACTGGTGAGATTGTCGGGTGCTTTGTCAACCATGATAACTATTGAAGCGGACCCGGTTCGGGTAATGCACTCGTTCGTTATTGGGTGCATCACTTCAAGAGTTATGCTGCCCATGATCTCGTTGCCAATTTGTGTCCATTGAAAGTTTTTAGTTGACCACCGACCAAAGTAAAGTTCATCCAAAGTCATTTCAACGTGACTGATAGTGACTGTGTGCGCACGCTTGTCAGGCGTTGGTGTAATTGATTCAGGCGAAGGTTCGCGGTTTAGGTACTTCAAGAACTTTTGAAGTGAATCCATCATGTTAGTTTCCATTTAAGTATTGGTTTAATGTGTTATTAAATAATTCGAAGTTATGCCGACCATATTCCGCTTTGAGAATGATGGATATTGCGTGTGCGAAATCTTGAACATCAAGGTTTTCGCCTAACTCCATTGAAATGCGAGCTGCTAAATTTAGAGCTTCTTTTGTGTAATCTTTCATGATAGTTGTGTTTCGGAATTAAAAGCCATTACATCAGTTGCTTCGCGTACCGCTTGCCTTGCGATTAGTCGAAGTAGGCGTTCGAACTCGGGACGTGAGTCCATTGAGAGTACCACATTAGATTGCAGGCGCAAGTATGCCTGAATCCTGTCGTTTGTTCCTTTGAATTGTTTCATATTATTAGATTATTTTTTACAGTATGGACATTTGTGGCGGTCAGCAATCACAATGTTTTCGTCGACATCAGAGCATAGTTCTTTTACCTGCGCTTCGAAATCTCGAACGAACCTCTCAACGCATTTCTCAACATCGCTGGCTGCTTGTGCATCGCGATATTTAAGGGTAGATTCAACAGCTTCACGACCAGCAGCACGCAAGTACTTGTGTACGTTGTTCAGGTCGGTTGCAAATTGTTTGAACATGAAAGCGCAATCTTTAAGTGAAGCGTTTTCAAGTTGGTCGATGTCAGCGCAAACGCACTGTTCATCGTTGTGGGGTGAGAATAAATCTTGCATTTTGTTTGTTTTTTGTTACGGCACAAAGATATATACACAATTTTCTATTGTGCAAGAAAAATTCATAAAATATTTTTAGTGCTTAAAAATCAGCACTTTAGACGTATGAATATTTTCCGTAATTCGGCACAAGTTCAAAATACATGCGCATCATTATCGCGTCAGCGTAGTCGGGACTGATGCCATGCAGTGCTTTTATTTCATCTTTTCCGGTAACTGATAGCTTGCCATCTGCTTCAGGTCGTTTCCTGCGAATCATGTCAAGTTCTTTGGTAATGATGTCACGCTTTGGAATAGGTAGAATAACCTTGCCTTGCTCAATGAGTTCTGCGAGCTTGTAATAACATTCGGCTTTTTGGTTTACGTAGGTTTCGGGTTTACTGGCTCTCTTTTGGTTTTGAAAACCGCGACACTTCAAATAGTCAACCGCACCACTACCTAACCCATCTTCATCCGCAATAACATTTGAAAGTTTCACTGAATACTTACTGATCAACCCTCGCATGTACTGAACAACTTCATCAATCCGCTTTTTATGTAGTTCGTGTGTTTCAATTAACTGAAGACCACGCCACACACAAATGATGGTTCTATCTTTACCGAGTCGCGCAATATCCGCACTGATAAACATTTCACCCGTTCCGAGTTCGTCACGAAAGCAACGAAGCAAGTCATCGTATTTGAACAGCCAGTCAATGCTTTCATCGAAGTCCCAGTCACCATGAAGTAATCTTTTTCGGTCAGCTTCAGGAAGTGACGCAAGGGTCTGAAGATAACTTTCGGGCAAGTGCGGATTGTCACCGGGTAATGCTTGAACAAATGCAAACATGGGTTGCAGTGTTTCGGTGCGCCAAGGGTCATAGAACTCATTATACAACCAACCTTTCGAAGGATTGCATGTAAGTAATGCTTTGGGTTGCAGATTAAATTCATTGAGCTTAAAACGAACGCGAGAGCGCAGCACGTCAATGGCTTTCTTTGTCACTTGACTAACTTCATCCACGTAAAAATCAGTAAGCTCCAAACCACCGAGCGAATCAAACACCGGGTCCGATGGATATTGAAACAAATCTTTGAGAATGATTTCCGACTTATTGAAGAACGTAATCACATTGGTACTGCCATTCAGCTCATAGTCGCGACCAGCACGAAGGTTCATCATGCCTGCAACTTCAAAGAACGTTTTGACTGTTGTCTTTTTAAGTGTGTCAAGTTTCGAACGACCGATTAACCCACGCGATCCAGCATAATGAAGCCGCCGCATTATTTGCCATGCACACCCTGTGAATGACTTACTTCCGCCAGCTGCTCCTCCGTAAAGAACTATCTGTGCAGGCGAATCAGTGGATAAAGCTTTGAAGCATTCTATTTGTTTTGGTAGGTAGGTTATCATGCAAGCGCAAGACGTGTGCTATCTCTCATTGCTTTTACTTCAGCATAACTTTCTTCGAGCTTCACGATTTGATTGACAATCGGTTCAAAGCGGTTCATGTCAATGCACATTTGCTTTATCGTGTCAAGGTCTTTCCGAAGTATGTTGTCGTAACAATACGAGTTCATGATCTTGCGGTAAGCGTGAATCATTGTCGCATGGCCCTTTCGCGGTGTGAACCTTGCGCCTATTTCTGCGAGTGGGCATAGGTGGGCGATGCTCATAAATTGCGTTCGCATCAAGAATATTAGAATTGACCTTGCATAAACCAAGTTTCGATGTCTTGAATAACTGGTCAGGACATGATTACAACCAGTGACCGCTGCAACCATTGACTCAAATTCGAGTACAACTTTATCCACCACGAAATCTTCACCGATTGACTCGACTACTTTGCGTCTTGCACCATGATACGACATGATGCGGTGCGCTTCATTCATTACGGATTTGTACACAATCTCTTTGACTTCCTGCTCTGTGACTTCAGCAGCATCACTAATCATTTGCATTTCGGAAGGGGTGAAAGCAACTAAAATCTTGCTTTCGTTGTTAACTACTTTGTTGTTCATAGGTTTGTTTGTTAATTAAATTTCGCGCAAAATAGAAACAAGTTTTGCACAAGACCAAAAAAAAGTGAATGAGTGCCTTGAAATCGCGGTTAAGGAAGGACTTCCAGCGTGGAATAAGTTCGCATTCACTCTCACAAGAAACCACACGAATGCAAAGGACCTTGTCAGTGAGGCATTGGTCAAGATACTTGAGAATCAAAGGGATAAAGCAGAAGAACTTGCTTGCGAAAATCGGCTGCTTTCATACGTACACAGGGCTATTTACCTCATGGCAATCGATGACAGTTCGCGATATGGAATGAAATACATGCAATTCGCACAGCGATGGAATGAGAATGATGATGCTTTCAACTTCGAACCTGATGAACCTTGGCTGGGTTCACGACTGGACAATGAATTACTTGACACTTATATTCAGCTAATGCCTGAACGCGATGCAATACTTTTGCGGTTGTATATGCTTGACGGATTCGACTATAAGGACGTAAGTGATAAAACAAGAATACCGATAAAACGATTGTACAAATACATAAGCAACGCACTAAAAAAAATTAGAAACGATGTTCACCGTACCGCCAGCCATTCGAGATAGCCGAATGAAAACTTGTCAAGAGTGCAAGTATTACCGCAAGACCACAATGAGTTGCGGAACTTTAATCGTGGGCGAAAGTGTCCCTGAAGAAAACGAATTCAGTTACCGCAAAAAGAAAGTAAGGTTATGCGGTTGCGTGATGCCTGTCAAAACGAAACTGATGTTCGCTAAATGTCCGTTGAATAAATGGGATAGCTTTCGACTTTCCAAAGAAGAAATTGCCGAACTTCGGGAATTTGTGGGCGGTTTGCCGTTATCTACTTTGAGCAAGGACCAAGTGAAGCGGTTATACGAAATGAAAAGTAAACTCACAGGCAGGCGCGAACAACCTTCGACTTGCGGTTCGTGTGTTGCATCCCTGATAAAAGAATTTAAGAAGCAACTCGATGCGCTATAAAATAATACTCGAACCTGCTACACGTGTGAGCTTTGACTTTGACGAAACGCTATCAACCGAACGTGGTCAACAGTTAGCAATCGAGGAAATGAACAAAGGAAATCAAGTGTGGATCATTACCGCACGTCAAGAAACTGACAGTGCCGAAGTGTTGAAGGTAGCGGATAAGTTAGGTATTCAGCACCAGCACATCGTGTTTACGAATGGAGCGGATAAGTGGAAGTTTATGATAAGACACCGAATAAACAAGCACTACGACAATAACAAAGAGCAAGTCGATAAGATAAACAAGAACACCGAAACCAAAGCAATACTGTTTTAATATGCCAATACCTACACCCAACAAAGACGAAAAAAAAGATGTATTCATTGGTCGCTGCATGGCTGATGACAAGATGCTCACTGAATACCCGGATACTGCTCAAAGATATGCGGTTTGTGTGGCGCAACTTCGTTCACTTAATACGTCCGAAGGTGAAGAATAAACAATATTTTATCGACTGATATGGAACGCGACGAAAAAGGTAGGTTACAAAAGGGGCATGGTGGATTGAAACCAAAGGGTGCAATAAGTGAACGGACTGAAATGTGGAATAAGTTGGGCGAATATGTAGTTACGCAAGGTGCTGAACGAGCGATGCAAGTTCTTGCGCAAATGGAAGATGAAGAATTTTTGAAGAACTACATGACAATGCTCGAATACTTCAAACCGAAACAAGCGCGAAACGTACACGCAAGTGATAGTAATAGTCCAGTGATTGTTCAAATACATGGAAATATATGAAGACCTACACCGTACCTACTTCCGTTGAAGGAATTACACTGAAGCAATACGTTCAGTTTTACACCGCGAAAACTGACATTGAGAAGGTTGCAGCTGCAATCGGTAAGCCAGTGAGCGAGTGCGAGCAATTACAAGTGTCCGCAATTCAAACCATACTTGAACTATTTGTAACCGCGTGTCAAACAGGTAGCAGCAGGCATGAACAAACCTTCTTTGATGGGGCGATTCGTATTGGGTTCATTCCTGACTTGAACATGTTATCCTTCAAAGAGTATGTGGACATTGACTCATTCACGACATTGATTTACAAGCAACCTACTGAAGTTGAAAATTACAAATACTTCATCGACTTATTTGCTGTTTTATTTCGACCTGTAAAAGAAATATGGGGCAAGCACTATGAACTTGAACCTTACGACAGTGGCAAGGTTGCGCACTACCGAGATTGCATCGAGCGAATCACAATGGACCGAGTAAACGGTGCATTGGTTTTTTTTTCGACTATCGCAAACGAACTCATGCAAGATTCCCTGACCTATTTGGAGCAGGAAATGAAGACAGCGATGGAGCAAATTGGGGGTTAAATCCGTTATCTAATTACGGGTGGCTTCATGTGTTGCAAGGTGTGACTGAACGCGACATTACCAAGTGGGATTTGGTGCTTGCCAAACCAGCGTGGGAAGTGTTTACTCACATGCAATACATGAAGGACTACAACGCGGAACAAAAAAGATTATTCGAACTATCAAAGCATGGTCACTAATATTTCATACAACGTAATGATTGACCGCCTGCGAGCTTTCGCAGATGGGCATTACTTAATTAAGAAGTTCTCACATGGGCAAATTGACTTGCGTTATCTTGAGCAAGAGGCGGACTACTACCCATGGATGCACGTAATACCCGGCACGATAACACCGCGAGAAGGATTGCGCGAATATTCTTTTGACATAACCTTCAGCGACCTTACACGTGATAAAGAGCATGAAGCTGAATACATCCGCGAGGCAATAAGTGATTGTACTCGGTTAGCTGAAGACTTACTTGCTGAAATAAAAAACGGCAATACGCTTTTTGATTCAATGGTTCAAAGTGTGGATGGCTCGACTATCACTCCATTCATTCACGAAGACACACACACGCTCACAGGTGTGACTCTTTCACTTTCGATTCGCGTACCTTGGAACTGGTCAGCTTGCGATATTCCTGCCGACTATGCACCGGGCGGTTCGGGTTCGGGTGGTGGTGCTGAAGGTGGCTGTTGCGTTACCTTGCAAGTTGGCGGTGTTGACAACATTGACCAAACACTTCTCAACCTAATTGCAGGCACGAATATGACTATTACTGACAACGGTGATGGATCAGTGACTTTCGATTCAACAGGTGGCGGTGGCGGTTCGGTTTCGTGGGGTTCAATACTTGGAACGCTGTCGAACCAAATTGATTTGCAAACTGCATTGAATTTGAAAGCGGATATAAGTTCACTTGCAGCGGTTGCGACTTCAGGCGATTACAATGACTTGACCAATCTTCCAACAATACCAGCGGCACAAGTCAACTCGGATTGGAATGCAGTTAGTGGGGTTGCCGAAATACTTAATAAACCGACCATTCCTGCAGCGCAAGTGAATAGCGATTGGAACGCGACAAGTGGTGTTGCTGAAATCTTGAATAAGCCAACCATTCCGACATCGCTTCCACCTTCAGGTGCGGCAGGCGGTGATTTGAGTGGCACTTATCCGAATCCGAATGTTGACCGCATTCATGGAATAGACATGCAAAGCGGCACACCTTCAACCGATGAGGTTTGGGTATACGGTGGTTCACCTGCGAAATGGCAGCATCAACATTTGGGTGCAGATCAAGTGAACAATACAAGTAGTGTAACAGGCGCGAGCGTGAAAGATGCACTCGACCACTTGAATACTACGAAAGTTGAAACTACGCGAAGCATTTCGACAACGTCACCGCTTTCAGGTGGTGGAGATTTGAGCGCGAATAGAACGCTCTCGATTGCGCAAGCGACTACATCGGCAGATGGATATTTGAGCAGTACGGATTGGAATACTTTCAATGGCAAGCAAGCGGCATTGGTTTCAGGTACTAACATCAAGACCATTGAAGGACAATCATTAGTAGGTAGTGGTAATATTGATTTGACAAAAAGTGATGTTGGTCTTGGGAATGTAGACAATACAAGTGATGCCAACAAACCAATATCTACTGCTACACAAACGGCACTGAATGGAAAACAGGATAGTGTTGGATTCACATCTGTGGGTACTGCAGTTGCAACATTAACGAATCCAAGTGCAATCCGATATCTACGCATCAATGCAAATAATAGTGTAACTGCGATAGATAGTGCAACATTAAGAAGTGAACTTGGATTTCCATCTGGCACTATGTTTCGTTTAGAGCAATTAAGTGACCAACAGATTACAACATTGGATGTCAATCCTGTGACACTAACAAATTTGCAATGGACAATCACAAGCGGAAAGAAATATAAAATTCGCGCAAACATCATTCATTCATCAAGTGGTGGCACATCTGCATTCACTACTGGTGTCAATGCGAATGTATCAGTTGCAAGTGTATATCAACAAGTAATCATCGCAACTGGACTATCAAGCAATGCAATTAGCATAATGGCTATGAATACTTTGGGAACTGCACCATCATCAAGTGGTTCGGCTTCTACATCATTGATGATGACAACCATTGAATGTGTATTGAGTGCAAACAATACGGGAACTGCATTCATTCAATTTAGAAAACAATCTGCCGCAGTTGGTACAACCATAGTCAAGGCTGGTTCAATCGTGGAATATTACGAATACTAATTTATGAAAACAATACAACCAATTCAGTTATGGAATGAAGGCATCATAGACAATGCTACTTTATTCGATATGTACATCAGTTATGACAATTTGGAATCACAAGCGGTCTTCTATTATCACTTGATGAATGACCAATTTGAAAATCTTGCAAGTGGAAAGTTGCAAATGACAGAAGAAGAATACATCGTGTGGGACAATTCAAATGATGGTGCGTATTTATATGGTTCAAAGAAATTGAATTTGACTATTACTGGTGACTATGTGCCGCCCGTAACAGAAGAAGTAATATCATGAATGAAGAACTCTCACCGATACAAGAGGTTCTAAAGTCATTCGCTGACGAAGTAATTCGTGTGGCACGTATTGACATTGAAGCGAAGAGGACTATCAATGGCAGAAGAAC